AGACGCTTGTGTATGTAGTCCTAAACTAGATGGAGCAGCAGTCTCTTTGCTATATGTAGACGGCAACCTAGAACTGGCCCTCACTCGTGGGGACGGTATTCAAGGAAGAGACATCACTGATAAGATGAGACTTTTAGTCCCTACGGAGATTAGAAGTACCGCCCTAATTCAGGTAACAGGGGAAGTTGTTGCCCCTAGTTCTATACCAAACGCACGTAACTATGCGGCAGGTTCTTTAGGTCTTAAAAGCCTAGACGAGTTTGCACCACGACCTTTAAAGTTCGTAGCATACGATGCTTCGCCTCGGCAAGCCTCTCACTACGAAGGATCTTTGACTGTGTTAAAGATGATGGGTCTGAAGGTAGTTACCGACTTTGACTGTACCAACTATCCCACGGATGGTCTGGTCTACAGGTTGAAAGACTCAGTTGAGTTTGAGCGTCTTGGTCATACTTCTAAACACCCCCGTGGTGCCTTTGCTCTTAAAGAACAGGCCGAGGGGGTGGAAACAACGCTACTTGATGTAGTGTGGCAGCTCGGTAAGAGCGGCGTTGTAAGCCCAGTAGCGATCCTAGATCCTATTGAAATCGGAGGCGCAACTGTTTCGAGAGCCACCCTGCACAATATAGAGTATATACGAGACTTAGATCTACAAGTAGGTTGTCGGGTTTCTGTAATACGATCAGGGGAAATAATCCCTAGGATCATTGGACGTGTTGAAAAATAATTCTTGACAGAAACCTTAAAGTCCAGTATAATACTTATTCAATTTCAGAGGAATACAAATGACCAATATCGAAGCTCCAACAAACTGCCCTAGTTGCAGATCGGTGCTAGAAGAGGTCAACTATCTTCTGTATTGTAGAAATCCGCAATGCGGAGAAAAAGTTCTTAAACTTATCGAACACTTCGCCAAGACTCTGAAGATCAAAGGTCTCGGCCCTGCAACAGTAGCTAAACTAAATATTGTCTCCCTTGAGGAACTCTATTCTTTAGTTTATGAAGACTTTGCAGAGCTGATCGGATCTGAAAGACTTGCGGCGAAGTTAGTAGATGAACTAGAACGCTCTAAAAGTGCACCGCTAAATGTACTTTTACCTGCTTTTAGTATACCTCTTATCGGGAAAACAGCCTCGGAAAAACTTTCCAAAGTCTGCGAAGATATCGATGAAATAGACTACGATTTGTGCCGTAAGGCCGGTCTTGGTGAGAAGTCTACTGCTAGTTTATTACACTGGCTAGAGATGGAGTTCTATCAGCAGAGTATGTTACCTTTTAGCTTCAAGTTTGAAAACAGTCAAACAACAAACATAACCCACGGCACGGTTTGTATTAGTGGTAAACTTACCAGTTACAAAACGAAGGCCGAGGCTCATAACAAACTGCAAGAGCTTGGTTATGCAGTCAAGACTAGCTTGACTAAGGATGTCACCATCCTAGTAAACGAAGGCGGAGTAGAATCTGCAAAAACTAAGAAAGCCAGAGATGCTGGCGTTCTAATCATAACTAACCTTTTAGACTTTATTGGAGAATAAATATAATGGCATTACCTAAGTGGACTGATGAGCGAACTGCTCAACTAACTGATTTTGTCGGTGGCGAAAGCCCCGTTTCTCAAGCAACTGTTGCGGAAGCAGCTGTTGAACTTGATACCTCTACTCGTTCTATCTCAAGCAAATTGCGAAAGATGGGCCACGATGTAGAACTAGCTTCTGCGGCTTCTAGCCGTGCATTTAACGATGCTCAAGAAGCAACTCTTGCTGCTTTTGTCTCAGACAATAGCGGAGAATACACTTATGCAGAGATTGCAGGTCATTTTGAAGATGGCGCTTTCTCACCTAAGTCAATCCAAGGCAAGATCCTGTCTATGGAACTAACTGGCCACGTCAAGCCTGCTCCTAAAGTAGAAGCTGTACGCACGTACTCTCCTGCTGAAGAAGCCACCTTTGTATCTATGGTACAAGACGGTGCTTTCGTAGAAGCAATCGCGGCTGAGCTAGACCGTTCTGTAAACTCTGTACGTGGCAAGGCTCTTAGCCTACTTCGTTCTGGAGACATTGACGCAATTCCTCGTCAAGAGACTACCAAAGGCGCTTCTAAGGAAGATCCATTGGCCGAGTTGACTGACATTGCAACTATGGGTGTTGAAGATATCGCTGAAGCGATTGGCAAAACTGCTCGTGGCGTCAAGACTATGCTAACACGTCGTGGCATTTCAGCCGCTGACTATGATGGCGCAGCTAAGAAAGAAAAAGCAACTGCTTAATTCTTTCTAGTTTATAAGGACAGACTCTTCGGGGTCTGTCCTCTTTTTTAGATTCAAATTCGGGGGAATTTTTTTGAACATCGCAAGTGCGTTGATAAAGCAAGTGCTTACGCTCCAAGACTTTCAGACTTGGAGTGTTACGCATAGGCATTATTTGCCAAGTGAGTATCATAGTCTTTCTAAGATTATTGATAAGCATTGCGAAGACTTTCATAAAATGCCCACGATTGAAGATCTAAAGTTTGAGATTCGTGATTCAAGTACCCGTGAAAAACTGTTCGCAGTGGAAGCTGTTGAGGTCGATGCCGATGCTCATATGCTTCTCGAGTATTTGAAGAACGAATACACTCAAAAAGAAATTCTGGACTCGCTAGAAGATTACATAGACAACTCTGTTGCATTCGAGAATGCTCAGGAGTCTGTGAACCACCTACATCAGATCGTCCTAGACGTTGAAGATAAGGTTGATCTTCAAGATCCGCAGGAAAGTATGCAACGTATTGAACTGTTCGAGCCAGAAGAAGATTTAGCCAAGTATATACCCTTGGGACTCAATGAAGAGTACGATTACGAAATACAGTTCTCCCCCCGAGATCTTGTTATGGTTGGTGGTCGCCGAGGTGCTGGTAAATCTGTTATTTGTGCAAATATTGCTAACGCAGTATACGCTAGTGGTAAGTCGGCTATGTATTTCACTATTGAGATGGATAGCCGATCTATCCTACAAAGATGCTGTTCCATCGCTACAGAAGTTCCCTTTGCTCGTCTACGTACTCAGAATCTGAGCGTAACCGAGTGGGAGAAAGTAGCAACGTGGTGGGCAGCTCGTTATGTTGATGGGCAAGATCGTTTGAAGGATTATAGAACACATCGTGACTTTAATAAGTTGCATACATCACTAAAGACACAGCATGAGCTCCTCCCGACTCAGCAGCTGGACGTAGTGTATGACCCTGCACTTACTCTATCCAAGATTCGCGCAGAGCTTGACAAAAAAGTTAAGCCCTTGAATGTTGGTGTCATTATCGTAGACTATATTAATCAGGTAAAGCGGTCGAGTCTCCCTTCTCGCGGAGGACAGTACGACTGGACAGAACAAATCGAAGTAAGCAAGGCGTTAAAATCAATGGCACAAGAATATGATTGTACAGTAATTTCCCCTTATCAAACAGACGCAACAGGTGAAGCACGATTCGCTAAAGGTATTCTGGATGCGGCAGATGCTGCTTATACACTAGAAACTTGGGATCATGAGGACGCTTGTATTACATTTAACTGTGTAAAAATGCGATCAGCTTCTATGAAATCGTTCACTTCTACAGTAGACTGGGATAGCCTAAAGATTGGCCCTGAGACTGCTATGACTCCGAAAGAGAAAGACGATTCCTCGCACAAGACTGGCGAAGAAATTAACGATCTTTAAAAATAGTTCTTGACTTTTTAACTTCTTTTGCGTATAATATACGGATACTTTAAAGGAGAAAAAGCATATGGCACTTACATTCGGTAGTTTACGACACACCTCCTCCGGTAGAAAGCGTAGGCCGTTACCTAAAGCAAAACGATACACCCCTAAGTTCGAGGAACTTGACACTAAAGATTTGTATAGAAGAGAGACTCCTTACTATCCATCTGCTAAGCCTAAGAGTGCTTATACCTCGGCTCCAGATACATCTTATAAAGTAGAAGAGTCTAAAAAATTCACGGTTGCTCCTGCGTATAACAAAGGTGCATACCAAGTTATCAGTAGAAGTAATGTAAAGGACATTGGTCGGTGACAGTAGAAGAACTATTAACTTCAAGACAGTTATATTTTATACCAAAGGGTGGTGACTGCTTAGTTAGTTGTATTAATCCTGAGCACGCTGACCGCAACCCTAGTATGCGTATTGATCGCATTACAGGAATATTTCAGTGTTTCTCTTGTGGATACAAGGGTAACATTTTCACGCATTTCGGAGAGAAGGCAAACCATTTACAAGTAAGACGAGAACTATTAAAAAAGACTATTAGAGAGAAGAGGTCTGAAAGTATTGGTTTGTCTTTTCCCCGAAATATCACCCCGTATGCAGGTAACTGGAGAGATATTAAACCAGAGACGTATAAAAGATTTGAAGCGTTTCAACACCATGACCCTGACCATATCGGACGTATTGTATTTCCAGTACGAGATATATCAGGTCGTATTGTAGCATTTAATGGTCGCCATACCACAGGCGGCACACCTAAGTACATGATCTCGCCTGCGGGTGCGAAGATGCCTCTGTTCCCTATAGTAGAGCCGATACAAGGTTCTGTTATGCTAGTAGAAGGTATATTCGATATGATTAATTTGCACGATAAAGGATTGACGAATGCAATCTGTACTTTTGGAACAAAGAATATAAATGAAGACAAATTAAGAATGCTTTCTATACAAGGTGTAGAGGAAGTGGTTGTCTTCTTTGATGGCGATGATGCAGGACAAGATGCTGCTAAAATTGTCAAAGAGATGATTGAGCGAGTGGGCTTAACATCAAGAAATGTAAGTCTCAAGAATACAGATCCTGGAGCCTTACCCCTACAAACCGTACAAAAACTAAAGAGTAAGATATATGCCTAAAGTTGCATTAGTAGAAACTAAACCAAGTAGAACTAATTTCAAGAAAGAGTTTGACGATGAATTCGAGTTTGATCAATTTCAACTCTGTTCTGACCCAAACATTAAGAAAGTATTAAAACGAGACTGTGATATCGAAATCGATGTTGATGCCTATGACTGGCTCATTCTCGTAGGCAGTGATGCGCTCAAGTATTTCACTCCCATAAACTCAATCACAGAATATTCTGGTAAGAAAGTAGAAGAAAAGTTCTTGCCTATCATTAACCCTGCCATGCTCGCGTTTAAGCCAGAGGCACAGCGTACATGGGACGACTCCAAGCAAAGCATTGTAGAGTACATAACTGGTAATAAACAGGACACGGTAATCACTACATATAACGCATGGGGTATACAAGATACGGAGGAAGCCAATGATTTCATTCGTGCTGCTATTTCTGCCCCTCTGCCTTATGTTGCTCTTGACTCGGAAACAACCGGACTATATCCACGCGATGGGCACATGCTTGGTATTAGTCTTAGTTATGAGGCTGATCGTGGAGCTTATATAGA